ATTCTTATTAAGGAATGTAAGAGATATATCACTGAGTACGTTGATAAAGGCCGTGCTCTTGGTGAACTAAACCATCCAACTGGTCCAACTGTCAATCTTGACCGTGTTTCGCACATCGTCAAGGAACTTCATGAAGATGGCAATACCATTTACGGTAAGGCTAAGATCATGGATACCCCAATGGGTCGCATTGTAAAGAACCTAATTGAAGAAGGTGCACAATTAGGTGTATCTACCCGTGGTATGGGTTCGTTAAAGAGTAAGAATGGTTATCAAGAAGTTCAAGAAGATTTCATGCTTGCTGCGGTTGATATCGTAGCCGATCCATCAGCTCCAAATGCTTTTGTCAATGGAATCATGGAAGGAAAAGAATGGATTCTTGAAAATGGCAGCTGGTCTGAAAAAGAATTCAACAATGCTAAAAGAATTATCAAAAGTTCTTCCAAAAGAGATTTAAACGAAAATATCGTAAAACTATTCAACGATTATTTTAGGAGTATGTAATGTCATTTGACTGCATCACCGAAGGTTCCAAAGACTATATTAAATACGTTCTTCAATTATCTGAAGAATCTATGACTGGTGTTACCTACGTAGCTCCAGGTCGTAAAAAAGAAACTAGAAAAAGACCTTCTTTTACTTTTAGTGGTGGTGCAGGTGGAAAAGGATTGGGTGGAGGAGATGATATTCAACCTGGAGATTTTCTTTCAACCGAAAAAGATGAAAAAGGAAAAACAAAAGATCAAGGTTTGCGTGCAGGCATAATGTGGGGTAATTCTAAAATTCCAAATTCACGTACAACAAATGAGAAGGGCGAAGAACAAGACAATACCCAAGGTGGTTTAGATTATATAACCTCATTAGGTCAAGCTCAAAGTGCTTTGGATTTTGCAGACCAAATGATGCCTGCAGCCGTAAAACTGCTTTTAGCCAAAGGTCTTTTCTCTTCACAAATTAAAGCTAATCCCGGCAGTACTGCTGGCACTGCCGACAGCAGTAATGTTTCTTTGAAAGGTGCATTAGATGCAGCACGCGGTGGGGCTAATCAAGAACAACAAATGGCTCTTTCTGGATTTGAAGCTGTAGCAGGTGATTTACTATCTCAAATAGAAAATTTGACAGGAACCACTAAGATTGCAAATGAAAACAATCCACTTGCTCAAAAAGTAATGCAATATAGCAAAAATTTAGGAGCAATAGATCCTTATAATCCGCTATTGGGTCTAAAAATTGGTGTTGAAATGTTGGGTGGTAAGGAAGTTTTAAGACGTACAAGAGAACTTGGTGCAGTCCAAAGCGCTGGTGCGGCAAGTTCAATGGGACATCCCTCTGGTTTCAGAGGATATTAAAAATTAAAATATACTAAATAATTTAACCTTAAGGATTAATTGACATGAAAAAGAACAAAAAACTAAATTTATCTGAAGCCGCTGCCCAAGTAATGGGTGTTATGGACGCAACTGGTCGTTCTGATATGGACGCAAGTGGTCGTGGATCCATGATTTCTGCTCCAGTTGACACAACTGGCGTTTCTGCAATTGCAGCGTCTGCTGGTCAACCTGGCGTACCCGCAACCATGAGAGTTGCTGCTCCAGGTATGCGTGCTACTGCTGCAAAAGATGGCGAAGAAGATACTGCCATTGATAATGATGCTCAAGAAGGCGAAGAAGGCGAAGAAGAAGAAATGCCTGTTGAGACCAACGAAGAACTAAAGACACAATTCCGTGATGCCATCATTTCTCTTCTTGGTGAAGATAATGTCAATAAGTCTTCTCTAGAACAACTTGAAGCAATCTTTGAGGCTGCTGTCTCTGACAGAGTTGAATCAGAAGTTGCCAAGGTTCTTGTTGAACTTGATGAGAATGCCAAAGACTATCTCTCTAATGTAACCAATTCATTGGTTGAGAAAGTTGATGACTATCTTGAGTACGTTGTTGAAGAGTGGATGACAGAGAATACTGTTGCCGTCGAACAAGGTATCAAGACCACTATTGCTGAGAATTTCATCAGTGGCCTCAAGAATCTCTTTGAGAATCACTACATTGATGTTCCAAACGAGAAGTACAATGTTCTTGATGAACTCTATGAGCAAAACAGAAAGCTTCAAGAATCTCTCAATGAGTCCATGAAGTTTAGCATCGATCTCAAGAAAGAGATCGCACTCACCGAGTGTGCTGGAATCTTTGTTGCCGAAACCAAGAATCTTGCTGACACTCAAGTCAACAAACTACAAAATTTGATGGAAAATATCAACTTCAACACTCCCGAAGAGTATCGTAATAAGTTGGTAGCCATCAAGGAAAACTATTTACAGGGTAATAGAGTTTCTGCACCCTCTAAGCCAGTTGATGAGGATATGACCTTCTCAAAGACTGTTTCTGCTCCAACAACACTCGTAGAAAACTATGCGAATGTAATGGGTAGATTAAATAAGAAACTATAACTTTACTAATTACTAAATAATTTTAACTCACAGGAGAATTTACTAAAATGCAATTTCAAGACAATACCCCATATGACATTCTAACCGAGAAATGGAATCCAGTGCTCAATCACGAAGCACTATCTCCAATCGGTGATGATTACCGTAAGAAGGTGACTGCCGTCCTTCTTGAAAACCAAGAGCAAGCCATTCGTAGCCAACACCTCGCTGAGGATATGAGCTCCGGTAACCTCGGTGGTCCCGCCACCTCCACTGGTTACAACACTGGTGCCGTCTCTGGTTATGACCCCGTTCTAATCAGCCTCGTTCGTCGTTCCATGCCAAATCTCATGGCATACGACATCTGCGGCGTTCAACCCATGACTGCCCCAACCGGCCTAATCTTTGCGATGCGTTCGCAATATGGTAATGGTGGTAGTTATGGTAGCAACTTCTACACCGAAGCCATGTTCCAAGAACCACAACCAGTATATGGTGGTTCAGGATATACCTTAACTGGTCTATCATTCGCTGGTATTACCGCTGGTTCCGGTCTAAGCGCTGGATGGAATTATGCTGCTGGATTCTCTGGTGGTATTAACTATACCTCCTACGCCGGTAGCGGAGTAAATTCCTTCAACGCTCTACGTGGTATTTTGACAAACTTCGGTGAAGGTATCGGTGGAGCAGCTACAACTTCTCCTTACACTGCTTTTAACCAAATGTCTTTCTCAATCGACCGCGTTGCTGTTCAAGCTCGTACTCGCGCTCTAAGCAGCAACTACTCTGTCGAATTGGCACAAGACCTCAAGGCCGTCCACGGTCTCGATGCTGAAGCCGAACTCGCCAATCTTCTCAGCACAGAAATTCTTGCTGAAATCAACCGCGAAATCGTCAGAACCATTTACTATGTTGCTAAGAGTGGTTCACAACAACCCGATATTGGTAATAAAGGTGTTTATAACCTTGTTGCTGACTCAGACGGTCGTTGGTCTGCTGAACGCTTCCGTGGCCTCAGCTTCCAAATCGAGCGCGAGTGCAATGCAATTGCTAAGGAAACCCGCCGTGGTAAGGGCAACTTCATCATCTGCGATAGCGATACCGCAGCCGCCCTCGCTATGTCTGGCTTCATGAGCCTCAGCCCAGCCATTGCTCCTCAACTCAATGTTGATGACACTCAAGCAACCTTTGCTGGTATCCTAAGTGGTAAGATCCGTGTTTACATCGATCCATATGCCCCACTTGGTGCCAACTTCTTCGTTGCTGGCTATAAGGGTGAGAGTCCATATGACGCAGGTATCTTCTACTGCCCATACGTTCCTCTCCAAATGGTCCGTGCAGTTGATCCCAATACTTTCCAACCACGTATTGCGTTCAAGACCCGTTATGGTGTAGTTGCTAACCCCTTTGTTATCAACACCACAACCAAGATTCCAGATGGTGAAACCCTAAGCGCTGGTATCAATCAATACTACCGTCTAACCCAAGTTGCCAACCTCCACGGTAACGGTACTTGATTAGAAGTTAGTTGATAGCGTAAGTTCAAAAACCCTCCCGAGAAATCGGGAGGGTTTTCTTTTATCCATAAATATTTCTATGGCAACCTGCTCAAGTAATACCAATCCACTTTACAATAATTACTTTACTCTTAAATTTAATAGAGGTACTAGCCAACTGGAACTTATGTGTCAGAGAGCAAACCTTCCCGGCATTTCTGTTCCAGATCTAGTTCAACCAACTACTTTAGGTACTACAATTCCAGTTCCAAGTATGGTTGCTGGATTTGAACCTCTGGCAGTGGAATTCATTGTTGATGAAAATATGACAAATTGGAATTCCATATACTCATGGATTCGAAATATTACAAATATTGAAAATGATACTGAATATAATATTGATTATCAAACCTGGCATATTACAGGAACCCTGAGCATTTATACAGGTCCGTTTGGACTTGCTAACAACAGCCCTATAACAATAACTTTTACAAATATTGTTCCAATATATTTGAGTGGATTGAATTTTCAATCTGACAATAGTGATGCAATTGTTCAAAAAGCCAATTGCAAATTTAAATATTCGTATTATACAATATCACCCAACCCCCCCGCCATACTTACTTAAAGATAGTCGGTGGGGTTGTCAGACCAGCTCTCAGGGTTCTCTGGGGGCAGATTTGGGTCAAATGGTAATTTGTTTTGCTCAGGCTTGACTTTACGGCGCTTCTTGCGCTTGGGTTGGGGTGCAGGCTCTTCTGGAGGTGGTTCGTTTATAGGGGATTCTTGGTCTTCGTTTGACAATATATCCTCTTCGTCACCCTCATCTAGTAAAATTTCAGCTTCTTCAAAGTTATCTATCAGATCATTGACAAAATTTACAAAATCTTCATTTGTGAATAAATCATTTAACATTTGAAGACCAGATTCATGTGCAAACTTCATATTATCGGGGAGAGATGAAACTACAGTTTTGGGATCTGTCTGCATTGTCATAAAATAGATCTCATACATCTTCTCTAATTCCAGAGTAGGTGCTCCAATATAAACTATGACATTGCGTGTTAGAGAAATTTCATGACCACGAATATTGGAAAGATAATTTGTTAGTTTGACGTATTCTACTAATTCGCCTTGTTCATCACGAACAACATAGGCTTCAAGCCGAGCAGGCAGTTTAATTGAAATTCTGTCGGTGTAAGCCTCATTGACCATACCAATTATTTCTTCACCTGAAGTAAGCTTAACCACTCGCAACACACCGCCAAAAGAATTTTCGGGAAGTGATTCGGACATATGTATGTCCTCCCTTCTCTATTATTTATCTTTTAAGGTGTCCTTTAAAGACATGGAAAAGATCTTATGGTCAAACTTTTCTTTTTTGTATATCTTAACACGTTCTTCAAAGTGACGGAAGATATGGTTCTTATGTTTTAACCAACAAAGATCATCCACAATATCAAAAACTTTAAGTGTTTTCTTCTTTGCAGATACTCTAAGACCACGACCAATGCTCTGTAACAATCGAATTATAGACTTAGTAGGCGAGGCAAAAATAATATTGTCGATATTAACAATGTTGATACCAGCGCTAGTAGTGCCATAACTCGCAACCAGTATAGCATCTCTTTCCGTATCAACGACTTTTCTAATATATTCTCTTGTGTCTGCTTCTGTTTTTCCAGAGATGAAATATATTGGTCTACCGCTTTTTGCTGACTCCAAGAGAGCGGCGAGAGGCTTTCCGTGATCTTCGACGTAATTGAAGAGGACGAGCGTGTTGCCTTTGGTTTTGAGGGCAAGTTCTTTGACAAATTCGTTCCTCTTCTTATTAGTTATAATCCACTTTAATTCGTCAGGGTATTTTTGTTTTTTAAGCAATTGTTTCTCTTCGTCGGTGTATTGCAACAGAATACAGTCGATCCCAATAGTGGCAAGCAATCCTTTGTTCATTAAGTTTTTTGTTTGAATGAACTGAATCGCGGGACCAAGAATACCTTCAATGCTAAGTCTATGTGCCTGTGCTTGGTCTAATGTTCCTGTCGTACCAATACGAAACCAAGCCTTAGCAAGCTTCTGTCCAATCATGTTTATTGATTCGGCTTTAGCCTGATGACACTCGTCAAAGAAGATGGCATCAAACTGATCAAACCATTCTCTGGGCAATTTATATATTGATTGCCATGTAGAGACTACTATCTGCTTATTAGTATCTTTATCCACCCCGGCTGAAATTTTATGAAGATATTTCTTGCAAGACCAAGATGGATCTTGAGAAGAATAATCAAAAAAATCAGAATCCATTTGATTCACGAGACCAACGGTTGGTACGAGAATCAAAATTTTGCGATTTGATGATAATACGGATTGTAGAAACCGGACCAAGACGTAGATTATCAAACTTTTGCCCGAACCAGTAGGAGAAATCAATACGCATCTGTGATGGTTTAAAGC